AATGTCTGATGAAATTTCTTACTTAAGCTTTTATCACATGGCAAATGATAATCGTCGAAAGTGCAAGTAACGAAATAAGCAGAAGACGAAGAACGGGCTTCGTGAACAGCACGGACAGCCCACTGTCTACTATTTTCGAGACGACAACCGATGCATTGTTTACAAGAACAACGAATGAAACGGCTATCGCCAGCAAGCTCAGGGTGAGAGGCAAGGCTACCGTAAAAACTATAATGTTGTTTTCCATTTTTAGTAATCGCTCCTTCAACTGGGTACATAAGAATAGGATTATAACAAACCATATTAATCACCTGTACCGATTGTATCAGGATTAAGTCAGAATGTCAAATCCTAAATCCACCTCGTCCTACTCTTTTAAAATTTCTACGGCGAGATCTGGAGGTACGCCGAAAAAGACGACGAGAACCTCGTTTAGATAAACGACAACGTCTCATTTAGCATCCCTCCAAGAACCGAAAAAACGGCTAGTTTTTTTAGAATCATTCTTATTAGCAACTGGCTCAACAAGTTGCGCAACATCGGTTTGAAAGTCCGAAGCAACTTTTTTAGCAGTAACAGTATTCGAAGAAGCTCTACCTTTGAGAGCTTCAATTAGATCCACAACTTCCTGAATAAAGGGAACAACAACAGAAACAATAAAAGTCAGAATCATAGTAGTTTTGTTAGACATAAAATTTATCTCCTTCCAAAATAGCGACCTCCGAGGAAGCCTATAACATTTTTGACGGTAGAACCAACACCACTAGCGACAGACCTAGGAGCACCTGTAAGACTTTCAAGATTCTTATAAAAATCACGTTCCATACCTGCCATTTCAGTTTGAATATTATCAAAAGCAGCGGCAGAATTAGCACGGTTAGCAGAAGCAATATTGTTCAAAACACCAGAGCTAAGGTAAGAACCCTGAAGCCGAAGGTTTTCAAGCTCCAAATTCATCTTTTCAAGTTCGTAACCAAGACGCTTTTCATAAGTCTGCTCACGAAGATTCAAATCATTTGCAAGAATACCATTCTGGAGTACTACTCCATGAGTGCTCTGACGCACAGAATCGGCTTCTGCAACGTTTTTTTCAATTTGAGATACTGCAAGATGCTCGGCATTCTTAGCCTGCCTTTCAGCGGCACTAGCGGCTTTGGCAGAGTTCATAGTAGAACCTATATCACTCATACCTACAGAAGCAGCTGAAGCTCCAGATATAGAACCGCCTATACCATTAGTTGCGGCAAGAATAGGATTAAGACCAGCCTTGCGCATATCTTCTACAGCCCATTGATAACGATGTTTATAATTTTCAACATTCCACGCGTTAGCCTGTGCGGCATTAGCAGAATTGTAATGATTCTGAACTGCAGATCCTAAAACAGAACCGGCAACACTGCCTAAAGTATTAGAAAGCCATGACATAAAAACAACTCCTTTTAGAAGTGATCAACAAGGCCGGGCGTTCCAAACATAGGCATAGGACGCACAGTAGTGTAACGGAAGCCTATGTCAAGCAAGAATTCAGGCTCACTGGGAACAGCGATAATACGCTCAATAGGTGGATTTTCGACTATGAATTCTTCGTTAAGAGTTGGAGCATTTTTAAAGAACTGGGACAAATGCCACATATCTAAAGTGCCACTAACTACAGAGCTACGGAACTTACCTGTAATCTGCGAAGGTTTATAGCGATATTCGGCATAACGTTCCTGATAGCCAAAAACAGTAGTATCAGCTTCAGAACCCTGAGCATAGATCTCACGAAGCTCAATAGCCTGTTCGCCAAGATGGGCGAATGTCGGCCAGTAAAAATCATAAACAGTAGAACGAAGCCACATCTTGTTAATACCCTGCTGATAAGTAAGATCGGCACGAGCACATACAAAACCAAAAATATAGCCATGCTCAACGAAAGACTTAGTAAAACCATGGAACTTAGCGGCAGTAACACCATAAGCAGAGAGATTGCCTTGAGGAGAAGTAGTGTCAGTTGCGGAAGTCTGCGCTATTGGATTAACATTTACCATTTTGGTAAAGGAGCCGAGAAATTCCGGACGTTGAAGACGGGCGTCCGGAGAAACTACGCCAAAGAAAGAGCGAAGCACTTCTGTATACCGACTACCGCCGCGAGCAAGGCGTTCATAGAACTTCTGCATCTGGAAAGCAGTACGAAGACTGTTTATTGTAAAGATACTTGAAGTGTCCAAATCAACATAAGAATCATTGCCAAGGTAAGTAGAAGCGGCTTGAGCAGACATAGTTATCGAACCATCGGTATTACCAGCAAAACCGCCTACGCCGCTATAATCAGAACTTGAACCATAACGGTTAAACGAAATAGAGTTAGTGCCTTTTGTAATTCTACGACCGCCTGAAGAAGAGGCATCACCGCCATAAGCAGAAACAGCGGCGAGCTCAGAATCGGTACTATGGAGAAGATAACCAGTACCAGGTGAAGGGTCAACTATAGAAGCGGTACCAGCAAGACCTATAGAAACACCAGGTCCTTTCTGTGTCCACGGAAGAGCAGAAGTAAAGTAATCATGACGCTTACCACGAGGCGGACAGGCAAGGCCGGGAACAATACTGGTACCTGACGTGAAAACCCAAGAAGGCTGTTCAGAAGATCGAGCAGAGTTCAAAACTTCGTTGGCATCGCCTTTCTGAATCTTGACGGATTTCTGGAGGTTTTCGTCTCTAAACCATTCATTCCAAATAAGGTAAACACCACGAAATGGAAGAGCGCTAATACCAAATAAATTTCCGGACGTATTCACGGGCAAACCAAAATAGTCCCAAAGAGAGCCTATATAGGCATTTTCAGAGTTACCAGTAGCAGTAACAGTAGGGATGACATAATCAGTATTATCATCAGGGTCTTCCTGTTCAAAACAGAAACTCTGCCAGTGTTCCCAAACGAGGCGGTTTGGTACAAAAAAGAAAAACCAGTCCAGATAAATATTATCCATGATAGGCTTAATAGGAGTAGCCAAACGAGCGAAGTAATTAACAGACATACGAGTAGTGTCGCCAGGCAAAACCTCGTCAACAAATACAGGTATGAGCTTACCTGAATCAAACGTTGTCTTATAAACATGAGAACGGTCGAATTTAGTTCTTTTCATGTACATTGCAGGAGCATCGCTGAAGCGATGTCCTCTAACTCTTATTTTTTTTCGAGCCAAAATTTCACCTTCTTCGAAGTGTAAACCTAATAATTAACCTAAAGCAAATTATTATTAGGTTTTAGATTATTTTTGCGTCACCTACGCCAGTTACATCAAGTAAGTAACTGGCTTCGGTGACGCCTATTTTTGTGTTTCTTCATTATTTTGTTCTAAAGTGTTACTTTTTTCTTGTGTTTGTTTACTACTTACGGACTGTTGTGGTTCATCAAAGGTATATTTACTACCATACAGACCTTGTTGTCGGAGATATTCGAGCGTTGCAGGATCATTCAATCGGTCGATGAAATTCATAGGATCGTGACCGAATTTAGCTCGAACGTAAGCAGGTAAACTGTAGAATTCTTCACGAACTCCAGACACAAGCTCAAGAGCTGTACTGTAGTCACCGGGAAGCGTTGCATCTCCGAACTGCAGATAAGCGTATTGCGAACTATCGCCGAGATCAAGAGTCATGATACCTTTCTGACCATCTGCATACTTGTTTACGATATAGTTGATATCAGTCTCATCTTTCTCGTCCTGAACCGTAAGAGAAGGCATGGTAAACTCAATGCCGAAATGGTCATGTTCTTCTACAGGATCATAAGCTGTCTTAAATTTCATAATTTCACCTCCTTTCAAAGGCGCCTAGACGCGGCGGGCGTAGCGTATAAAAAAAAGGCGATCTCCATGAGATCGCCTTTTTCTGATACGCTCTTTATTAGGTTATCATTTAGTAGAATCATTGTCAACAGTCTGCACATACTCTATGGCGCGACCAACAATGACAGGAATGTGGGACTCGTCACAATTCTCAATGTAATAGCGACCGTTGCTGTCACCAAGATTGCCAACATAATAAAGAGAAAAGTCTTCAGGATACTTTTTAATAAGCATTTTATCATCGTTAACTATACCCTCAAAAGCTCGCAGAGCAAGCATATCGTTATGATAAACCTGCGGAGGACTGAACTGTTCAGCCTTGGAATCATAAATGGAATAAAGTCTCAGCAGAACCATCTCCCTTTCTAAATGCAATTAAATACCTACGAATCATAAGATAAAGCATAGATGATATAACAAAATAGTCATCATCAAGGCGAATAACTCTAGAATCATCGGGTTTAAGACGGTAAGCGGCATATTTACTACCACAAAAAGAGTAATTAAAAGAAATATTACGCTCACGACAGAAATTTTTAACAGCTTCAAGTTCACTAATAGGCATCACCTCATTTCTGACTCAATGATAACACAGTCACAATACCTTGTCAAGTTTTCTGCCAAGAAAATGCTTATACTTACCTTCCTGAACACGACAGCGGTCAATCAAACGCTCAAAAGTATTGTTCTCAAGGTTATGCAGCATCTTTTCGATACGGTTATTACGAATAAACTCCATCCAGTGAGGATGCGTTTCGTCAAATTTTTTGTCGTAATAACGAGGAGGACGCATCTTTTTGCCGTTGATAACAACATAATCATTGGCATAACATTCTTCGCCATGATCTTCGAGCCATTTAGCACCTATGCCGGGACGATTGGAAGCAACCATGAATTCAGGAATGCGACCTTTATAGTGAGAAGGAGCATCTTTACCTGTCTGTTTTTTAACTATATAGCGAGCGACATAGGCAGCAGAATCAAAACTAAACTCACCAATAAGATGCATACCGTATTTCCATACTTTGGCAAAACGAGAAGAAGTATAAGTATTATAACCGTCTGTACGGAACCGAAAAACTTTGTCATCAAAATCAATATTAAACAAAATATAATGATAATGGGGACGACCATGAAGTTCACCATATTCACCACAGCCAAGAAAGCGAATACCACTGCCATACTCACGGCGAAGATTCTTCATAAATGTCTGATGAAATTTCTTACTTAAGCTTTTATCACATGGCAAATGATAATCGT